GCCGTTAGGTAGTTGGCTCCGGCCAACGGCGTGAAATCTAGCAACATTGCTAGAAAATTTCATCCCGCAAAAGCGGGGATAAGAAATTGTTTTCAAATTTGTTTGATGAGCCGGCGGATAGCGAGATCAACATTGTCATCAGCTACCGGGCTCAATCGTTGGATCAACGAGCGCGTGATCACGAACTCATCACGACTGGTGCCATTGGCCCGAAGGGTTGTGCGTGGGGCCATGGGGTACAAAGCTGACATGGAATGCTCGCGAAGAACCGCTGCAACGAACTGCGCTTTCTCAAGGGGGTACTGAACTCCGAACGGCCCTGGCGTCGCGGTTCCAGTGCGGACAATGAACGGATCTTGGGCACCAACCAAAGCAGCCGCAATGGCATAGGCACATGATCCCCCATCCGCTGAGCATGTCTTCAGCCCATTCGCAATCTGGAAAGCCGAAACCATAGTGACGTAACCATCCAGATTGGCCATGGTGTGCCACAGCGGGGCGTTAGCGTTGGCCGCGGTCCCAGTTGCAAACGTGCCATCGTACAAGTTCTTAGCAACACGCAGGCGGCCATGGAGGATGTAGTCAGCATCGGTAGGGGTGTGCACAATCTTGCCATGCAACGACACCACTGGAATGGAACGGGTGAACAGCACGCAGTCATCCGATCCGGCAATGACACGGCGGCCAGCTTGCTCGCTGGAATCAGTGGGGCTGTAGCCAACAGCGTACGAGTATCCAGCCGCGCCAGTGACGCCCATAGCGGTAATGTCAACGCTGTCAGTGAGGCCATGCGCACTGGATGCTACTCGCTGAAACGATGCGGAAGTGGCATCAATGACCGACATGAGGCCATTGTCGAACCCGATGCAAACGACACGCTCACCAGGAACGAACTTGCCGAGGAGGTCGTAGGTGAACGGGGTAGAGGAATCGAGGCTCGACAGCCGGGCGCCGCGACCAGAGGGAAGCATCACGAAGTTTACCTGATAAACACCAGGTTGAACAGGCGAGCCACCAAAAGGGCCACGATACAACACGACCGGATCGGTAAGACCATGCTGAGCATTTTCAATGCGTCGGAGCGCCGAGTTGTCTGCTAAGATGGCAGCAGCAACCTCACGCTCAACTTTTGTGGTGCCATTCACGGTCATGTGAGCTCGTTGGCGGCGATTCCGACGTCTTGCCGAGCGGGTCGTGGTTGCGAAGCTGGTGCGAACCTGTCCACTCGCGAGCTTCGCACGGTTGTACGCTTCCGAGATGGGTGCCACACTGATGAGATCAACGCCGAGCATTGGCTGTCCACGCACGCTCCCCAGTGAGGAAGGGATCGCATACCCACTGGGCAAACGATACGAGCCGGGGCCAGCATTGGGGTTTCGAGGCGGGGGAAGCTTCGCACTGGCGACCGGAGCAGCAGATGCCGGAGGACGACGAGAGGGGGCGACGTAGCTTGGGTCACGGCGCCCCCCGCCATTCAAGGCAACCGCTTGTTGGCCAATAAAGTTTGACACCTGGGTCGCGGTTGCCCCCAACTTCGGTTGACGCTCAATGGCAGCGGCGGCCTGCGCCCGTAGCAGTGGGTCGAGATCAAGAAATGAGGCCATCGCATCAAGGCTCGGGAACCACTTGGTGCTCCCGTCGGGTGTCACGACGCTTACCCCTCCTTGGATGCCCGGTCCAGTGGGCCACACAGTGATCTGTCCAGGTCCAGCTTGTCCAAAGCGTTCGGCCACTTTGCTCTTAGCAGCCATGTGGTCACGGCCAGCAGCGACGAACGCCGCAATGAGCTGTGGCCCGAACTCTGAGACAAGACTGCCAAGAGACGTGCCAGTGGATCCACCGGAGAAAAGGCCAGCGTAACTCGGAGCAGGAACATTGGATTTGGTCGTGTCCATGGGAGCAAATTCAGGCAGCAGTCCATGTTCTGACAAGCCCACGTCAAGAGGATAGAGCTTGGCCGCACTGATGGCCGCCTCCCGAACCTGCCAAGGTAGGTCATACACTGGTTTCGTTGAATTGCCACCAGTGATCATGCAGCCTGAATTGACCAGATCAAGCAAAGCCGAGAAGATCGCACGACGAACCCCAGTTAATGCGGCATCTTGGCGCGAGGGGCGTACAATGAGACGCATACGTGGGTCAATGAGCACATCAAGAAGCGCGCCGGAGGTGACGGTCATGGCAACAGTGTTCGGGATGTTGATGACGCTGAACAACGGAAGGTTCACAGGCTGTGTGAACGCGAACTCGAAGCTGGCATTGAAATCCTCAACATCAGCAGTGACTCCTGCTTCTGTGGTGACGAAAAGGGTCACGTTCTCGTCGCAAGGATTGATCGGGACGAGAATGGTCCGAGCAAAGTTCGCCGAAGCCGTGCCACCTGGTGGAATCTCCTGCACGCGCACTGAGTGAGCGTAGATGCGGTTGAACACCGATTGAATTCCTGTAGAGGGGCTGATGACCACCGTCTGTTTCTGCACGGTGAAGTGGACATGTGTCGTGCCAACGATACCAGTCATGCGAAGACTGCCTGAAACGCTCAAAGTAAGGAGAGCGCAAGCATTTGGCGCAACAAGGGCGCGGGTTGAGCTAACGCCCGCATCTACGCTTATCAGGCGCGGAGTTGGGGCAAACTGCAACAACCGTTCGGTGTTGGCGGGCAGCACGGTGACCGAAGAATTCGCACTCATGAACAATCCGTTGCCAATCGAAATGCCAGTGACATCAGCAGACAAGGCGGTGGAATTAAACGTTCCATCCACAACCTCACGCCCGACAGCAGAGCCGATGATCGGGCCAAAGGCAACCGAGCGGTCAACGGTGATCGATGCAATGTCGCGGCGGTTCACGAGCAATTCTTGTTCGGTATAGGCATTACCGGCAACCACGCAAAGCCCGCTCGTACCAGCCACATTGGCGTTAACCAATTGAAGGCCAGCAGTAAACTGCAACCAATGCTGGGCCATGTTAAGCACGGACGAGTTCAGAAGGGACAACGACGGCCATGTGGTGCTGTAAGCATTTGGCGGGAAGGCTGCTGTCTCAACAAGCAATGCCAACATCTGCCAACCAGTGGCGCGCGCAAACTGGTACTCACAAGGAATCGCAGCAAGGGCCCGTTGGACATTCTGGGCAACGGTGGTATCGACGTCGTTGCCAGACATCATCATGCCAGCGCAGCAGTAGTAGCTTGTGAGTATCCCAGCAGCGAACGAGCGCGTGACGTCTCCCGACTGGATGACGGAATTGCCGCTGTCGCTCACTGAGTTCGTGGGCTCACGGCGGTCACTGCTCAAGGTTTCCTGAAGCACTTGCAACACGGGGTTCAAGGAATGGCCGCTTGTGGCCACGCGCTGCACTTGCGGTCCAAAAATGATCACGTGGTCAACCTCACGGCGCGGTGCCTTAGCACAACGAACCCGACGTTTGCTGATCTTGACGGCTCGCACAGCGCGCGAGATCAACTCATTGGTTGCCGAGGTGTAGTCAAAGCCAAACGCGTGACGCAAATGCAGCAGCTTGAGAGCAATCGTTCCAGCAGAGGTGGTCGATTCAAAGCCAGCGGCAGCGGCATGGGCTAGCTCACAATGAAGCTCAGCAACACTGCGGCGCGCAATGGTGGCAACCGTGGACGTCATCGACCGTGTCTTACCGAGGGTCGACTTGTACTTGTAGCCCACCGCATAAAACTTGAGGACCTCGTCAGGCGTGTAGTCATCTGGCAGCGGCAGCTCGTAACGCACTGGAAACGTCTTGGATGATTGAGCACGTTGGATGAGAGCGTCGAGCTCAGCAACCGAAAAACCGTCGTCCGGCCGGCGAAATTGCACTTCGCAATCAGGGCTCTGGCGCTGTTTCAAGTCAATCAACCCAAATGAGGCACCATTAACACGTTGCAGCTCGACGCCATCAGGAATGTCAAAAGCGGAAAGGGGATCATCCAGGCTGAGAGCTGGCTTGGGTGCAGTGGCGGAGCCCACAAACAAGGGTGCGCTCGGTTTCAGTTCAGGATTGGACATCTGGACAGCAGCTGGAACAACGTTCGGGAGAGAAGAAAGAGAAATACGACCCGGCGAGGAACTGCCACCGGCGTGGCCCTCGACATGAGTTCTATTGGCCGCTCGTGAATCTCTCTTTCGCACCAACTGGAAGCCGCTGTGTCCATGCAGCTTGGCGACAGTCAGAAACGTCAGGGTGTACCTGCCACGACTCACCGAACGATAGACCGTAACGGTGGCGTAGCTCGGCAACACCGCTCGGAATTTCTCTTCGAGAACGACCTTCTCAGCATCATCAACGGGCGGGAGCTTGAACAACACCACGCCAGCACCATTGAGAAATGCCTCAGCCGCAACTTGAGGTAACTCAATGTTGTCCAACTTCACGTCCGTCGCCCGCGCGTCGTCCCATGGCACATCGTAGTAGGCCAACCAGCCCTCGTCAGTTGAGTCACGGGGGTCAAAGCGCTGCTTATGTGCAGTGATTTGTCCGCGAGAGATGCGACGTTGTGCCTTGCGAGTCACAACATCACCGATCGAGATGTTGTACTCAAGCGCAGGAAATCGTCGCTCGTCAATCTCGTAGCACGCAACGGGGCTAGCGGTGATCACCGCCAAGGCCAGAGCGTCTACCCCTGTACCAGCGCAGGCATCAACAACGTATGATGGCACGAAACCAACGGGGGCACCCTTGACCAACGCATTCTGCATGTGGTAATGTTGGTAGGACTGAGTGTACATCCCACGCAAGCTCTCGTGCAACACAAGCAAGTCGTAGTCAAACCAGGTGCTGCCAGTGGCCTTTGGAAAAACGACATTGCCAGGCAACGCGAGAGTGGCATCATGTATGCTGCGGACTTCAGGGTCAATTTCAACAGACAAGGGCCGCACCGGGAGAACAGGGCCACAGTCAATCCGATCCAAGTCGACCTTCACAGGAGGAGGTGGTGCCGGCGTGGCTAAAATGCCATCCAGCTTCACCTGGATCTCAGCACGCGTCAACTCAGGCACAGCGCTCGCCATGTCAGAACCATCCGGAGTGACCACAGGGACCTTCACTTCGAGCTCAAGGCGTGGGCCAAAACCAGGGTGGTTCAACAAGGCTTCAACTGTCGGGTGGACCAAGGAGTTGTAGTAGGCTTCCATCGCGTCAATCTGGAACTCGATCGTGGCAGCACGCTCGCGGGCGAGGTCAAGTGTCTCAGCCGTCACAGCATTCTCAAAGGCACCTGGGAGATGGAACCCAACCCATTCTGGCACAGCATAATCGTTTTGATCGACGAAACGTTGAACTGCACGGATGAGAGCTCCAAAACCAAGAGTGTGGGCATCATTGACAGCCAGAGAAATCGTCTTCTCAATGAGCTTGTCGATGGGTTCACCAGGCACCACAACCGCCAGGTGGAACTTCACCGCCTGACGGGCAATGTCACAAATGGAATGGCGATCTCCTTCCCAGACACTAGCCGGAAACCATCGGGCAAAGAAGCACAGTGGGTCTCCACGCCGCTTGACGGCTACTTTGAGCTCGTGGCCAAAAAGAGAAGCAGTGCGAGAGTACACATCTGGGTCAATATCTGGCGTCATCCCGTCGTCACCACCATAGAGCCCCAATCGGTCGTAGGCTTCCGCGGGAGCACATCCCAACTCCACGAAGGAGCAGAAGGCAATGAAAGCGTTCTCCAGGGTGTTGAAAACAGAAGTCTCGGCAGAGCCGGAGGCACGGCCAGTTCCTTGATCATAGCGAATGTCGTGCTTCGTGTAGCCAATGCGATTGAACTGCACCTTCATCATCTGCTCAAGTTCAGCGTGGTATTGCGGATCAAACAACACGCGTACAATAGCAGACATGACGTCGCGGCCAGCCTGTGTGACGTGCCCATCAAACTTTGAAAAGTCAGTGTCAGCGATCATAGTGGCACGGCTGGCGATGCGGACGACCTTGTCGGTGATAGCCTCGCAAGATAAAAACCCGTAGAAACTCAGCAGCTTGAGCAAGTCACCCAACGCCCCGCAATAGCGGGCGTACACCGCACGCTGATAACACTCACCGGTCTGGATCGGACGCGGGTGATTGTAATTGGCGTAGGTTTCTTTCTTGACGAACATGGACAAGCGAGAACGGGTGAGGGCATATGAAGTGGCAACATACCCTGCCTCGTTCAAAAGGCGCTGTTGGCTCGGACGTGGCTGGCGCAGCTCTACCTCGGCGGGAGTCAGCGGTGCCAGGCGCTCCACTCTAGCGTCCTTGAGGATCAAACGAGCAAACGTCACTGCCAGATCAGCATGGGCTGCACTCAGAGCCTTGACAGTGCGCACCTGGTACATGCGCCCAGCGATGGCACCAGCTTCATTGGATGGGCCAACAGCTGGCGAAGTACTCCCATCAACAAGCGGACGCATAAACGGAGCCACAGAGGGGACAAAAGGGTCGCCATCGTTGAACATGGCTACCTTGTACGTTCGCTCGGGCGCTGGCCCGTTGCTCACAACAGGATCGATGGCAACTGGCTTGGGGCCCGGCAAAGCCTTCTGGTTCGGGGCGGCTGGCGCGGGTGCCACCACTGGGCGCAACATCGTATACGACACCATGGCGAAACGGTCATAATGGTCCATCAGCTTGTCTGCCATCGCGGCTTGCAGCAAATACACGTCATTCGGAACAGTAGTCTCCGATTGACTGCGAATGCTGCTGGCATACACAGTGTCCGTGGCAAGACTCAAAGCACCAAAAATGTTGGCCTTGATGTTAGCGCAGACTTGATGCCCAGGCATGCCAATGCTCAGCGAGTGTTCCGGGTGTCCAACGACATTGAGCGCCACATAGCGACGACCAAGAGCGTTCTTCGGGCCTCCTACAACGCGCGGGCATTGAATTATCGGATCAAGCTTCTTCAACTCACGGCCCGGCAACCAGCCAGAGGCCACGGTGACGGGAAAGTACACACGCGTAATGGGAGTTAAAAACACACTCGCACGATTGACGCGGTTCCAGCTCAATTTCTGGACGTCGTACACCGACACCTTGACTGGGATCCCAAAGACACGTCGGGTAACCTTGAGGGTGTCGCCATGCCAGTCCATGAGATCGTGGCAGTAGGACGTACCACCTGGTACCATGCGGTTCCACTGGCCTTGCCCGTTAAACCAGCCTTTGCCCTCAACAGGATCGTCGAAAGCGGCGACCGTCGGAAGCTCGGTGTAAAGATACACAGGGTTCCAGTGGTGACCAAGGTAGGCGGACATGTCCATGTAGTAATCCACGTCAATGAGAGCCAACAAGTGATCCTCAGTGATCTCATCGCAATGCAATGGCGTTGCTAAGTCCTTGATCCAAAACCACCAGCGCCGGCCAGAGACACCGCGGCGCAAGTTGGAATGGGATGCTTGCTCATCGTAGTATTCCATGCCATTGTTAGCAGCGATCAGCCGGCAATGGGCGATGGCTGCCGTGCGCTCAGCAGCATGCAAGCCATGCGTGTGGGCAGGTGGCACATGGGGCGCTGGAAATGGAATTCGAGTGAACTCGGACTTCGTCAAAAACGCATTGTATCCAAAACGTCCAGGGCGCGAGCAAGCACGAATCAAGCTCGAGCGCAAGTAATCCCAGGTTGTGACAACGTTGTACCGTGGTGTTAGCTCGTAAAACAGCTTGGCACAAAAGGCCAACGTCGTGAGGACCGCGGCGCCCGCCCAAATGCGAGATGCAACCACATGCGTGGTTTTCTCGGTCTCGAGTGGCAGCAGGCCATCAAGGCATGTGACCCATCGTGTGGCCATTGTCATCACACACTTGGCGCCCTTAGTCGGGCCCAACAAGGGATTCATCACGGGCAAACGGTCAAGATTACCATTGGCGCTTTGCGTGAAATCACGGCTAAATGGGTATGGTCGTAACCCAAGTCCAAAGGGGCAGCTCACAGCCACACGTCTCAACAACCGTACACAAAAGTTGGTGAGGGCAGCACAGAGCCGGTGGAAGTCTTCAGGCGAGCCGAACAATTTGGGCATTGCCCAATGGGCCCAACGGTACGCGAACTGTGGCCGCTTGAGCAGCGTCACAGGACCATCGCACACCACCACCCATGACGGAACAGCAGGATGGGCGGCAACCGGGGCTCTAGCCAGACGGTAGCCACGCTCAAATCCATGCTGAAAAGCACGCCAGAGGTTCGCAAAGTAGTTCCACAACAATCGCAAGGGGTTCCAGCTGTCAATGACAGTTGGAACAAACGCATCCGGATCAACAAGCCCGGGGGCTGGGACATGAGTCACGCCGCCACGGTGGTTGAGGTACAGCTCGACGGCTAAATAGCCGCCAGTGCCAACGGCGAGCTCCAACAATGGTCGAAGCAAGCGGGCACGAGACATAGAAAAGACAAGAGACAAGAGGTAAAGAAAAG